ATTGTCTCATATCACAATGCATACTTACGTTTTGTATAATTAGTAACATGGCAACATCAACAACACCAACAAAGCCTCAAAGAACCTTTAAGGGAGGTTCATCACCGATTACACAGCGAATTGAGACACAGCCAACTTCACCTGCAACACCCTTTAGTATTATTACACCCTTGCAATTTCCAAATGCTGTCGGAGAGACCTTCAGGACAACGACAAATGTTGCTGACGGCATTGTAGATGATTTTAAGAACATGCTTCTTACAAACTTCGGCGAGCGACTCGGGCGCCCTGATTTTGGTGCAAATTTAAATGTTCTACTTACGGAACGTCTTTCCTTAGAAGACTGGAGCTCTAGAGCATCAAGCTTAATCAAGAACACAACTCAAAAATACATGCCATATATCACGATCGATACAATAACATTAAATGAGATGGTTCCTGCTAACGATGGGTTTTCTAGAGTCAAAATTTCTCTTATCTACTCTGTTATGGCACTCGGAATCCAGAACAGAAGATTAGACATAAATTTAATTAATTTGAGTTAAAAAAATGTCATCATTCAATGTCAAAAAATCGTTAGTTCAAAAAAGAGAAAGGTCTTATCTTAACAGAGATTTTAACTCGTTTAGATCAGCGCTTTTAAGATATGCAACAACATACTATCCAGACAAGATTCAAGACTTCACAGACGGTTCTTTAGGCGGTATGTTCAATGACTTAGCTTCATACGTCGGCGATGTTATGTCATTCTACATGGATCACCAATTTAATGAGATGAATCTTGAGACTGCAGTTGAACCTGCCAATATTGAAAGACAGATAAGGCTGGCAGGCGTCAAGATCACAGGCGCGGCTCCTGCACTTTGTGAAGTAAGTTTCAATATCAAGGTCGAGTCTGAGATCTACGACGGGTCATATAGACCTAAAATAAGCTACTTACCTATTATTAGATCAAAATCAAAGCTCCAGTCAAGCAATGGCACAATTTTTGAGCTTTTGGATGATATAGACTTTGCAGAAAAAGACGATGAAGGCAATTTGCTAGCAGCGATACAGGTTTCAACGTCTGATACGTCTGGAAATCCTTCGTCATACATCGTGTCTAGAGCAGGTCTTTGTTCATCAGGCGAAACAGTTGAAGAAAACATTAGTATACCTGACACGTTCACGCAATTTAGGACCATCACATTATCAAGAAATAATGTGTCAGAGATCGTAAAAGTAATCGATACTGACTTAAATGACTATTACGAGGTTGCATCTCTAAGTAATGATGTAGTATTTAAAAGAATGATCAATAATGAATCAGATAGTAAAGAAGTTCCTGACAAGCTTCTACTAATTCCTGCTCCGTATAGATTTGTAACGCGCACTTCGATCAATACAGCACAGACAACAATGATCTTCGGATCAGGAAGAGCTGATACTATTGATGATGATATTTTACCTGATCCTAGCGAAATCGCACTTCCTCTATACGGTGATAGAAAGTCTTTTGCTAGAGTCGCAATTGATCCCAATTCATTGCTTGGCACAACAAGCCTTGGAATTTCTCCTGTTAACACGACACTCACAATCACTTATCGCGCAGGCGGAGGATTGACACACAACGTTGCATCTAGAACAATAAGGACCATTGTTTCGTTATTGACAACATTCAATCAAAATGTACCACAGTCTAAAGTAGCTCAAATAAGAGCGTCATTAGAAGTCAACAATCTCAATCCTGCTCAAGGAGGCGAAGACACGCCTTCGTTGGACGAGTTTAGATCGATTGCTTTGAACTATAGGAATGCTCAATCAAGAATGGTCACTAAGCAAGATCTGATTGCACGTGTCTATTCAATGCCACCAAATTTTGGTAGAGTCTATAGGGCAGGAGTTAGATCCAGTCCAATAAATCCTCTTGCAACACAACTTTTCATAGTGAGTAGAGATCAAGATGGGTATTTGACAACATCATCTGACTCATTGAAGAAAAATCTAGCAAAGTTTCTAAACCAGTTTAGACTTACATCTGATGCAATTGACATTCTTGATGCGCAAATAGTCAATTACCAATTCTACTACACGGTAACCTTAGACCAAGGCGCAATCAAGACGACAACTCTAGCAAGTATTAATAATAACATTAAGAATTACCTGGCAACGAAAAACTTTCAAATAGATCAACCAATAGTAATAAGTGACATATCAAATCTGATTCTAAACCAGTCGGGCGTAATATCTCTTGAGAAATACAGGTTTGTCAATGTCATCAATAGTATTACAGATCGTCAATATTCAAACATTTCATATGATTTAACTAGAAACACATCAAGAGGAATCATAGCACCCCCTATTGGTGGAATATTTGAGTTAAAATATCCTAATTTTGACATAATCGGTAATGCATTCTGAGGTAAGTATGTACAGAATCATCCAGCCCAATAAAGACACCTACATAACCAATAAAATCGTAGGGCAGATTCGTGTGACCGATGCCAATATCGGGCAAGCAGGTACAATTGACATCTTTAAATTATTTGATGAGAACACAATCGCAGGCGAGTCACAACCTATTGAGCTCTCGCGAGGGTTGATTTACTTCGATCTAAATCCTATTAGAGAAATGACACAGACGACGCTGGACATTAATGATCCATCTTTTAGGTGTCATCTAAGGCTTTCAGATGTCTATGCAGGCCAGACAACGCCTGCTAATTTTACGCTCATTGTCCATCCATTATCGAAGTCATTCGACGAAGGCTTAGGCAAAGATGTCACAAGGTTTGAAGATCTAGATGTTTGTAACTTCATCACAGCATCTGTCATAACGACACCAGTCACCTGGAGCGGACAAGGTGCAAGCGTGGAAGGTTTTCTTGGCGCATCAGATATTGACATAATAGGGTCAGGAAATTTGAACGACGGAAATGGGAACGTATTCCTGTACGTCACACAGTCATTTCCACTTGGCACAGAAGATTTAGATATTGATATTACTACAATCGTATCTGGCACTCTCGCAGGTTTGATACCTGATTGCGGATTCAGGATCTCCTACTCAGGGTCTCAAGAGACCGATGGAAAGACAAGATTTGTCAAGAGATTTGCATCAAGGAATACGACAAGCACAGCAAAGAGGCCTAAGCTTGTTGTGACGTATGACGATGTTTTGAGTGACGATCATAATCTCTTCTATTTTGACATTACAGGATCAATTTTTCTGAATAACTATCACAGAAGTTATCCTGCGAATATTCTGTCTGGAGCAGGAGCAACACCGATCAGTGGAGACAACTGCATCATAGTGACGTTAAACACAGGAACATTCTCCCAGTCATACACGGGATCACAATTCGAGTTCGGTCAGAATTTTCAGATAGGAGTTTATTCTGCGTCATTCGCAGTTAGTTCTTACGATCCGTATCTTAGGCCATTTATCGTAAATTCAGGTTCAGTAACTTTTGACGAGATCTGGCACTCTGTTGACGGAACAACAGGATACTACACAGGATCCATGACTATCAAACAGGTTGAAAGAACATCTTTCAAGCAGACACCTGAGCGATTCTTTGTCAATATCACAAACATGAGATCATTCTACAAGGATGATGAGACGGCAAGATTCAGGTTATTCATACAAGACTTTACATCCGATGTCATGTATTCAAAGTTACCGCTTGAGAATACGGGAATCGTTGTAGACAAGTGCTTCTATAGAGTTAGAGACTTTGAAAATGAAGAAATTATTATCCCATTCCACGATCCGGGAACCCAAACATCAAATGATGCAACTTCACACTACTTTGATTTTTTCATGTCGTCTCTTCCAAAAGGAAGAACATACACGTTTGACTTCAAGATAATTAATAAAGGGCTTGAGATCATAATCAATGATGTCGCCGCAAAATTTAGAGTTGACTAGAGAGACTCAATGAGATCACGCACAGGAGATAGACCTAGCTTCAAGTCGTCATCCACACTAGTTAGGCGACAGCCCCGTGTTGTCTTCAAAAATGTCAAAAATGAAGAAATCTCAAGATCGAACGCAATTAACACGGCATCTTTTGGTTTTGATCCTGAGGGAACAGGCCTAAAATCAACCCAAGAACTTCCTATTGATTACACTTCATTTGAAAATCACACATTTTTTAATTCAGCAA